ACTCTCCTTGCTCCATTTGATCCATATATGCCTTTAAATCGGATATATGGTCTGCACTGGAAAAGTTTGTATATTTCTTTTCCTCAGTGGAAGGAATCGGTGCTCCTGATCCCCCACCTGATGCAGGCGGCAGGGTAGAGTTCTTTTTGAGTTTATTAGTGTGTTCTGAAATAATTTGCTGTCTATAAGAGTTTACATAGCTTGCCCTCTCATTCACAGCGTCTTCCATTGGTGTTCCCAAGGCCACTTTAGCATAAATCGTATCCCAATCACCGGCTTGTAAGTCTGGATTTTGCTTAGACATTTCTGACTTTTTTGTTTCCCAAGCAGATTGAGCTACCTGATTTTTTAGTTGAGTGGTGTCTTGTTGCACCTGATTTTGTACCTGCGCTACTTGGTCTTGTAATCGCTGAAGTTGCGCTTGGTATGGGTCTTCTTCTTCCAACTCTCTATACCTATCTTCTTGTACCTGTTGCTGTTGCTGATAGGTTATCTGTTGTGCCTTAGCATCGGCTTGCTGATTGACCCAATCGTCTAAGCCTTGTCGCTGTTTATTCAGGTTCTCCATTTCCTGGGAATAATGATAACCTTTTTGTAATAGTTCTGTTGTTCTAGGGTCATTAATGTCCCAATCTACCTCTTTCCCACTTACCTTTAATTTTAAAGAGTTCGGATCACCCGTATCGGCTGGTACTTCACCGATATTTTGATCTCCTACATCTTGAGATTGTTCCTCTTGGGGAGTTCCCATATCTGTGGTTTGATCTTGTTCTGCCATGTTGCTCTCCTAATATAGTTAGTTTCCACTACGTCTGAATTGGGCGTAGATAGTTCCTGCTCCAACTAAACCATGAACAGCAATATCGGCAGTTGAAACAATGTTAAGGTCTTTCAAATCTATTGTCGTTGCTGTGTTCAACATTAATGTAGGCAATATAGCTGTTCCACCTACGCTCAGTTGGACTTGTGCTGCTGTTGCTGATGCAGAAATAATCACTCTATCTAGAATAGTTTGATGTATTCTTTGTTTCGGATTTGGTCCATTTACATTGGTTACAGTCGAAGATATAAATATCGCTGTCGCTGTAGGTACTGTAACTGGGCCAGTTGAATAACTGTGATACCATGTTCCATATTTATCTGGCATTCTGGCCTCCTTGATTTACTGTTTGATCATTTTGAACTTCTTGTTCAATAGCGCCACCTTCTCCTTGGCCTCCCATTTGTGCAATAGTTGTCGCCCTAATTTGTTCTGTTAAAAATGCACCATGTTGTTGTAAATGTTGTTCAAATACTAAATCCATTTCTGGATTTTGTTTAGCCATTTCAATATATTCTGGCGCTTTACGTCTTCGATTATGTGTTTTTATATGAAGTTGATGATCTTGGTATCTCTTAGCCATAGGCATTATGCCAGAAATCATTTCTCTATTTTCTGTCTCTGCTTGAGATTCATCAAGTGCTTGTTCTGAGAATACGTCTTGTGTCTGTCCAAATTCAAGCAATTCCATTACAGTACGCCAATCTGTCATTCCTGTTTCTGGATTAATAAATGCCCCTCTTTCTTGCATATCCATTATTTCCGCTTTTCTTGCAACTAAACTAAATGGGGCTCCTACTGTTCCGGCTACTATAACTTGCGTATTATTTCTAAGCATATCTCCTGTAAAATTCTCAACTATATCTACTTCACTATTTTTTCCTATAATTCGTATTTTTTGTGGAACAACCATTCTTTCCGCAGCAATTAATAGACATAAACTTGCTACTCTTGCATTTTTTTCAAAAATATCAAACCTGGTTGTACCAGCTTGTGTCGTATCTGATTCTTGTAATAATTGTATAGCATAACCACTTCTCGCACCTGTAGGAAGTTCTCCTCTTGATACCTCACGAACACCAGACTGTTCCATCATATTCTGTCTGTGCTGTTCTAATACTCTGAATAAAGTAAGTTGCGGAGGTTTTATATTTGCCATGTATGGCATTACACCACCAATAGGAATTGCTTCTACTACTTCATCCGAAGAAGAGTCTAAGTTTGATTCTTTTAATTGTGCACCTCTTGGAACAATCCATTTTCCTTTAAATAAAGAATGGTGCTCTAATATAATAGATAATGCTTTATTGTATGCTTTTTGATCAGGTATTTGATCTTCTATTGAACTTCTTCCCCAAAACCTGAAAGGAACGTCTATTTCCCTAAAATGAACTATAGGTATAGAAATATCTCCGTTTACGTCTTTGGGAGTTGGATTCTCTCCCATGAATAGCATTACATTGTTAGCGCATATAATTAACCTTCCGGCAGGAAACTCTGGAGAAGATTTTTGCCAATACCTTTTAACAACTGCACCTTTTTCAGAAGGCTCTCCACTTGACTGTGGATTTACTTGCGATGTTGTAGGAGAAACTAGCCCATCTAAAAACTTTTCAAATGTAGATGCTGTATCTCTAAACTCTGGTGTTACATATTTTCCTTTATCTGGAAACTGTCTTCTAATCTCTTCTAACGATAACCATTCACCAACTACTACAGCATCACAATCCTCTAGTTCTGTTCCGCTTCCTATAGGAACTACTGAAAATGGAGAAAGAGGTTTTATAGATACTTTACCACTTCTATATTGTTCTACTCCTACTACTTCCGTCTGTATCTCTGAAACAGGATTTCCTTCTTCGTCTAAAATTTCGTTTCCATCATTATCGAGTTGTATGACCTGTTTTTCTTCTTCTATAGGCTGAGATAACATTTCTCCGGTGTTAGGGTTCCATTCTATAGATATAAATCCGTTTCCACAGGATAATATCCAACCAACAAGCCTTCTTCTCTTTTTGGTCCATTCTGATTCATTACTAATATGAAACCAAACTTTTTGTGCTAAACGTGCAGCATCAACATCTTCTTGTTCATTAGAATTAGGAAGAACAGTAATGGGCGTGTTACCAGTGGACAATTTAGATAAATTAATCCTATAAGAAGACATCATTAAGTTTGAAGTCATTCTTACTTGCCTTCTCCTAGAAGGAGGAAGCCATAACCTGTTCCTGGCTGGATGCCATACCAAATGCTGGAATCCAAGCAAATATGCTATATTTATAAACCATTGTCTGTGGTAGGGTTGCATTTTATTCATACCCTTTTCCCACTGTTCTTGCACCATAGCCATAGCACCTGTTTCTGTTTTGGTATGATTTATTTCTTCTTGCAAATCCTGTGGAGTAGTAGGATCAAGTGTAATCTTATCTGCCATCTACATCACCTTTTGTCATTATTCCAAATTCAGACGCTAAATTAGGAGGTAATTCCTCTCCTAGTGCCTGTAAATAAATAGAAGTTTCATTTTCCGACTGTGTAAAATTATCTGCATCTATTTCATCGTCAGAATTAAAGTTTTTTGCTGCTGAATATTCTCCATAATCCCTAGACATAATCCTATCTAATAACTCTTTTTCCATAATAAAATGTCTTTCCTTGTCTTTTATCCTCTCTCTTTCCTTTAAAATGAGAAGGCAAAGACAAACAAAGCCAAACGAAGCTGAAAATATTATTTCTATCAAGTTAATCCTCCTAGGTAGGGGTCATAATATTCTTCTTCCTCACTATATCTTTTAGGATATTTTACTTTTTGTTCCTTCGTTAGACTTGCCCATATCTCTGCACCATCTGGTCCAGCAGGGTGTGTTTGAATTAAATATTTAATTGCGTCAAACGCATGGTTATCTTTCTGTACAATACGTTCTGGTTCATTCTTTTTCATTACTTGTGCTTGGTTTAACTCGTCATGTCTTAAATGGTTTAGTTCCCACCATAGTTTAGGACAGGCATGAGTAATAATTACTTTAGGGTCTTCTAAATTTTGCCATGCCTTATACAATGCTTGTGCAAAAGCTACATCATCACCGGCACGACCAGGAACTAGAGGCCAACCAAAATCGGTAAACATATCGCCTAGAGTTTTTACTTGTTCCCTATCTCCCTTGCCAACACCACCTCCATACTGTAACATA